TCGTCGTCGTAGGTCTTCAGGATCGCAATGCGCTTCTGAAGGAACTCCTCGCTCTTCGGATTGAGGTTGCCCTTGTTGAGGTCGAGCAGTGCGTCGTCGCGCTTCCGCGCCGCGGCGTCGAGCGAGTCCTGTCGCGCGTCGCGCGCCTCGCGCTTCTCCTGCGCCCGAGCGGACGCCCGGGAAGCGCGCGCCGCCTTCTCCGCTGCCTCAAGATCCTTGACCCGGCGGATCGCGGTGCCCAGCCGCTGGACATAGGCCTCGTCCGTCTCACCCTCGGTCTTGCCGTTGGCGCGGATCTGCCGCTCGTCGGCGCGGGCCTGCTCGAGATCGCTACGCGCGGCCGATGCCGCGGCGTCCGCGGCAAGCTGCGCCTTCGTCTTGGGCTTCGTGCTCCCGGTGACCGTGCGCTCGGTACCGCCGAACGCCAGGTTGAGATCGCCGGGACGCGCCTCGCCGCGCACGACGCGACCGGCCGCGCTGGACTGCTTGATGGTGTCGACCTGGCCGCCGAGCGTGTTGAACAGGGCGCCGAGCTTGTCGAGTCTGCCCGCCAGGCCCGGCACGCCTCGCTGGATATTGGGATCAGCTATCAGCGACTGAACCTTCGGGATCGATCCTCGCCGGAGGTTCGCGAAGTCGGTGAGGCCGTTTAGCAGCGCAGTCTGTTCCGCCGTCCTCAGTTTCGGGTTCGTGCCGATCAGGCCGCGGAACTGGCCAAGGATCTGAAATCGCGTATTGTCGGCCTGCCGCATCTGGGTGCCGGTATCCGCGTTGACTTTGCGCGCGAGATTGAGACGCTGCAGCGCGCCGATCTGGTCGTAGACCTTGCCAGTAGCCCGATCGACACTCGATGCGAATTCGCGTTGTGCGGTGTCGTGCTCACGCGTCGCCTTCTCCGCAGCACTTTCGGCGGTGGCCAGGAGGTAAAGTGCGGCGGTGGCGACGCCGAACGCGATGCCCCAAGGGCCTCCCAGGAACCCGACCAGACTGGAACCCACTGAGCGGAGGAAGCCCATGCGGCCGGCGACGTTGGCGGTCGCGGTGCCCAGCTTTTCGGTAGCGATCGTCGCGTCGCCATTCGCCTCCACCAGCGCGTTGTTGACGATACCGAGCCGGCGGTGCTCGGTGACTAGGTTGCGGACCGCCTGCGCCTCTTCCTCCGCTGCAGCCTTCATGACGCGCGACGAGCCAGCGAAACCATCCCCCGGCGTTGCGCGAGCGAAATCACTCTGCGCGAGCGCCCGCTTGCGCTCAAGGAGGGCGATGTTCTCGCGGAGCTCGGCCTGCTCGACCTCGAGCGCTTGGACCCGGGCGACCGACGCCGCCTTGGCCGCCTCGAGGTCGGTGATCCACGCCGCGTCCATCTCCACAACGCGCTGGCGCGCGACCAGCGTCTGCTCGGCGAGGCCCTTGATGCTGGCCGCGATGGTGGCGGCGCCGGCGGCGACACGCGGCGCGGCGAGCACGGCACCGAAGCCGAGCGCGAGCGCAGTGACCGCGCGGAGATTGTCGCCGACGATCTGGACGCCCTGCGCGATCGAGGACGTGAACTTCGTCGCTTCATCCAGGCGGCCGACCATCACGGTCACCGAATTCGTGAAGCTGGTGCCGGCCTGCGACAGGGTGACCGGCAGCTTCGAGAAGGCGGCGTCGACCCGGCCGCCGCTACGCTCGAGCGCGTCGGCGACCTCGGCGGCGGTCAGCTTGCCCTGGGTGCCGAGTTCCTTCAGGTGCCCGATGGTGGTGCCGATCGATCCGTCGGCATTCTTGAAGCCCTTCGCGATCGCCTGGGCGAGCACGAAGGTGTTCTCCTTCACCGACTTCAGCTCGTCGCCGCCGAGATTGTTCGAGCCGATACCCTGCAGGAACTGCCCGAGGCCGGCTTGCTGCGTCTGGCGCGAGCCGCCGGAAAGCGTCGCCGCCTTCGCCGCGATCTCGGTGATCCGCGCGATGCGGTCCTGGCTAAGCCCCACCTCCGACGACACCGCGGTGAGGCGACCGTAGAGCTCGACGACGGATTCGAGCGGCGCGCGCGCGTCCTTGGCGATGCGGATCGCGCTGTCCATCGCCTTGTTGGCCGCATTCTGGCTGCCGACGAACGGCACCAGGCGGCTTTGCAGGATCGTATAATTATTGCCGGCGCGCGCGATCGCGAACAGCGCGGACCCGACACCTGCTAAGCCGAGGCGAAACCCGGTGAGCTCAGAGACCGCACGCGACACCGCGGTCACGCGGCCAGCGAGCGGGCCCAGCGGGCCCTGGACGATGCTAAGGGCGGTGGCGGTGGTCTGCAGCGACTTCGCGAGCGCCTGGTTATGGCCCGCGGCCGTGCGAGCCTCGCGTCCCTGGTTGCGCACCGCGCCAACGCTGCCCGCCGCAGAGCGCGCTACCTCCTGCGCGTTCTTCGCGACCAGGCGCTCCGCATCAGCGAGGGTCCTGAGATCGCGAGCCTGCGCGGCGCCGCGGCCGGCGGTGCCGGATCCGCCGAGCACCCCGGAAGCGGCCCGCGCGGCCTCGTTGGCGGCCCGGGCGATCGTACCGTAGCGCGAGACCGCGACGTCGGCGAGCTTGTCGAGCGCCTGATATGCGCCCGGCTCTTCCTTCGTATTGATATACGTCGTGAATGTCGCTGCGCGCACAGGGCATCTCCCTCTGCGCCGCTGAATGGCAATTCGAGACTTAGCTTATCGGCGCGCCTGAAGCGAGATGCCAGACATGCGAAGGGCGGAGATCGGGTACCGTGATCTCCGCCCTTGTCCGGCTATCGCACCGGCGGCGCCTCTTCCCCATTGGGGCCCGGAGGAACGGGTCTCTGCCCTTCGGGGATGCTTGGGGAGGGGCGGCTTGCTGGGCCACCCCTCCCCGCCTGCTGGCGCTCCCTCGGGGTTATCTCTGGGCTGGTTGCGGGGGCGGGATTTGAACCCGCGACCTCCTGGTTATGAGCCAGACGCGCTACCGAACTGCGCTACCCCGGCACCAGCCTGGGCACGGTATGACAAATCGAATCGAGACTAGTCAATCGTTAAAGAAAAAGCCCGGTGCGCGTAACGCACCGGGCCAGGGAGTATCCGATAGGAGAGGATGCCTGAAAGGCCTGCACGGCATAGCAGAAACAATGTCTCGAATCTATCCCCGTCGGCCAGCGCTGAGCGCGTCGAGAGCCTCGACGATATAGAACGGCACGCGCCGCGCCCGCGCGAAGACGATCTGATCCTTGTCGAAGCGCTGCGCACGCCGTGTGACGCGGATCCCGATGAAGGCGATGATTTCCTTCTGCGGGATCCGCGTGCGCGTCGAACGCGGGCCCAGCGCCTTGGCGCGACCATCCTTCGGCGACAGCGACACGCGCTTGATCACCAGCGCAGCGCGGTTCGGGCCGAGCGGCCGGAACTCCAGCTTGCCGATCGACCCCATCAGTCCCGAGGCACGGAAGCGCGCCGGTGTCATGCGATAGCGGCCGACACGGCGCGGGATCGCGCTTGTCTGGAACCATAGCCATTGGTTCCCGTCCTTCGGCTCGATGGTGACGCCGCGGCTATACGCCTCCAGGGCGCCGCCGGTAATGCTCTCGTCTCCCCCGCGAGCATAGATGACGCCGTAGGGGTCGCCCTGGCCACGCTGGCGCAGCAGCGAGGTCTGGCCGACAGCGTTGCCGAGCTTGCCGAGGCGCATGGACGCCATCTTCTGGCGTATATCGGTCTGGGATTCGCGCGCGGCGCGGTCGGTCGCGGTGATCGCGGCACGGCGGTGGTCGGCAACGAGCTGGGTTCGCGCCCGGCTCAGCTCCTTCTTCGGATCTGGAGACCGGGCGCCGAAATTCACTTCTGCTCCTCCTGCTCCGGCTGCTCGAAATATCGCCGCACGACGTCGAGGGCGAAGAGGAACCGGAGTGGCTGTTCGATCAGGCTTCGACCGTCGGGGAAGACGTCACCGTCGGAGCCTCGGTTGCGGAGATAGAATCGGACGACCTGCCGGTGGTCGTCTCGGATCCGTCGGCGGGGAGAGGTTCGATATTCGACGTCGTCGAAAGTCCACCATTGCTCGCGATATCGCCGCTCGGTTCGATCGAAGAAGTCTGATCGATCGGCTTCCCGAGCGGCGAGTCGGAGTTTCCCTTTTCGAACTCGTCCAGCGCATAGAGCTGGTCGATGTGACCGACGAGCTCATTCCAGGCCTGGGTGCCCTGTGCGGCACCATAGACGTCGTCCAGCTCCTGGCGGAGCCGAATCACATCGGCCTCGCTCAACGCGTCCTCGCGTGGATCCGGCGACAGGTCTGTCAGCACCGGGGAGTTCACGCCGCGCAGATTGATCCGCACGATGATGATCGCGTTGCGGCGCGCAAAGTCGACCTGCTTGGAGATGATCTTGCGCAT